GACTGGCACCTGAGGTTCGTCACGGTCGTGACCCTCGTCGCGCGCCAGAACGGCAAGACCAAGCTCATCGGCGTCGTGACGCTCTACTGGCTATACATGCTATGCGCCGCGCTCGTCATCGGCATGGCGCAGGACCTCCCGCGCTCCGCCGACACGTGGGAGGCGGCCGTGGCGATGGTCGAGGACACGCCGGCGCTCAGGGCGGAGATGGTCAGGCCGAAGCGCGGCAACTCCGGGCGCGACCTAGTGCTCAAGGGCCGTCGCCACTACGTGACCAAGCCCCCGACGCGCAGCGCCGGGCGCGGCGGCAGCGCGCAGCTCGTCATCATGGACGAGATGCGCGAGCAGCAGTCCTGGGACGCCTGGGACGCCGTGTCGGACACGGTCCTCGCGCAGGAGGACGGCCTCATCTGGTGCGCCTCGAACGCCGGGGACGCCCTCTCGGTCGTCCTCCGCTCGAAGCGCTTCCAGGCGCTGCGGGCCATCGGAGACCCGGACGGCTGGTGCGCGGAGCAGAAGGACCTGGTCGCGCAGAACCTCCCGGATGACGAGCAGCTCGGGCTCTTCGAGTGGAGCGCCGCCCCCGGCCGCGACGTGTGGGACCGCGAGGGGTGGCGCGAGGCCAACCCTTCGCTCGGGCACGGCTTCCTCACGGAGAGAAAGCTCTGCGCGTCGATAGCCGGCAAGACGGAGGCAGGCGCGCGGATAGAGAACCTCTGCCAGTTCGTGGGGATGATGGCAAAGCCACCCTTCCCTGACGGCGCGTGGGAGGCGGGCACAGACCCTGCCAGCGAGATTGCACCTGACAGCCCGCTGTGGTGGGCCGTCGACGTGAGCGCCGACCGCATGCACTCGTGCATCGCGGTGTGCGGCCTGCGCGCCGACCGCACCTACCACGTCGAGGTCGTGGCGTACCGCCCCGGCCTCGCCTGGGTGACGGGGTGGCTCGCCGAGCGCGCCGACCCGTCGCGCCCGATGCGCGTCGCGTTCCAGGGCAAGGGCGCTCCGGTCACGTCGATGGCCGACGTCTACGGGCAGGTCGACGGCGTCGAGCTCGTGCCCGTGTCAGGCCCGGACGTGGCCGCGTACGCGGGCCGCTTCTGGGACGGCGTCGCGGCGCTCGACCCGGCGCGCCCCGGCGGGACCGGCAGCGACGCGGTGCCGGTGCGGCACAGGCCGCAGCCGGTGCTCGACCTCGCGGCCGCCGTGGCCAGGACGAGGGTCGCCGGGGACGGTGCCTTCATGTGGGACCGCGCGGGGTCGGCCGAGGACATCTCCCCCCTCGTGGCATGCTCGACGGCCTACGGCCTCGCGACGGCTGTGGACAGGGACGAGCGCCCGGCCAAGAGCGCCTACGAGGACGTCGGCCTCATGACCGTATGACACATCGGCCCCGCCTGGGCGCGGGGCATCCCTTTGATGCAGATTGGGGGCATCGGGTGGGAATCCTGTCAAGGCTCACGGCCAGGGACGGACGGCGCGTGAGGGTGAGCTACGGGCCCCGCGCGACCGAGGTCCTGGGGCGCGCGCCCGACGAGATGTACCGCACCCAGCCCGCGCTGCGGGCCGTCGTCGCCTACATCTCCGAGAACGTTGCCGCCGTACCGCTCAAGTGCTACGAGCGCCGCGGCGAGAACGACCGCCCGCGCGACACCACGTCCGCGCTCGCGCTGCTCCTCGAGCACCCGAGCGACGGTGTCACGACATACGAGCTCGTGCGCGACACGATGGCAGACGCCCTGCTCTACGGCTGGGCGCTCTGGTACGTCGTGCCGAGCGCCGACTCCGAGAGCGGATGGGAGATAACGCGCATCCCGCCAGGATGGGTGTCCGACAGCTTCACCTCGGACGGCTGGTCGGCATCGTCCTACGTAATCCAGGTGCCCGAGGCGGGGCGAGCGCCCGTCACCGTCGACGCAGCTGACACGCTCTCGTTCTCGCTCTACGGGGCCTCGGGCCCGCTCGACCCGGCGTCGCCGGTCGACGCGCTCAAGCAGGTGCTCGCCGAGCAGGTGAGCGCCTGGGACTACCGCAACAAGGTGTGGCGCAACGGCGGCTGGGTCTCCCGCTGGATCTCGCGCGGCGAGGGAGTCGAGTGGAGCCCGGAGGGACGCGACCGGTTCGCCAGGTCGTGGAAGACCCGCTTCTCAGGGCCGGACGGGACCGACACCGGCGGGACGCCCATCCTCGAGGACGGCATGCAGCTGCACGACACGCAGCTCAACGCCCGCGAGGCGCAGTTCTCCGAGTCCGCGCAGCTCACACGCCAGGACGTGGCCGCCGTGTACGGCATCAACCCGTCGCTCATCTGGCACTCGACCACGCAGACCTACGCGAGCGCGAAGGACAACGCGCGAAGCCTCTACTCGGAGACGCTCGCGCCGAAGTTCGACCTCCTCTGCGAGCGCATCAACAAGGTGCTCGCGCCGAGGCTCGGTAGTGCGGGCTCCTACGCAGAGTTCGACGTGCTCTCCAAGCTCAACTCGAACCCCGCGGACATGATCTCGACCCTCGTAAGCGCATCTGGACGGCCGGTCCTCACCGGGGACGAGGCGCGCCGAATGCTCAACCTCCCCGCCGTGGGAGGTGACATGGGCGAGGTCGTGACCCCGCTCAACCTCTCCGTGGGAGGGGTGGGCGCTGCGTCGGGCGAGGACGGCGGAGACGCCTCGGCCGAGGCGCGCCAGGGCGCGGCATCCGGCGAGCCGGCCACCAAGGCAGCGGACAGGGAGCCCACGTGGAGCCTCAAGGCCCGAGCGGACGCCGACGGCTCGGTCGCGATGTCGCGCACGCTCGCGCGCTTCTTCCGGCGCCAGGCGAAGGCGGTGCTTCCCAAGGTGGGCGCCGCCAAGGCGCGCGGCACCGCCGCGAAGTCCGACGAACCCGACTGGTGGGACTCGGACCGCTGGGACAGGGAGCTTGCCGACGACCTAGAGCCCGTGCTCAAGCGCTTCGCTACGCGGAGCGGCAGGGCCGCTGCCGAGAGGATGCGCGGCGAGTACGACGCGTCGCGCACCGACGCCTACCTGCGCAAGGTGGCGGAGGGGCGCGCGAGCGGCATCAACGCCGTGACGCGCCGCAGGCTGCTCGACGCCCTGGACGCGGAGGACGCCGACGAGGATGGCGCCTCCACCCCAGCAGACGTCTTCGAGCAGGCGGAGGACGGACGCTCGGCGCGGCTGGGCGTCTCGATGGCCGCGGCAGTCGCCGTCTTCGGCGTGCGCGAGGCCACCGAGCAGCTCGCCCCAAAGTCCTCCTACATGCGCATGAAGACGTGGGTCCACGACCGTGACGGCGCCACGGAGCACCCGCGCACCGACCACGAGGCCATGGACGGCGAGTGCGTCGAGTGGGACAAGCCGTTCTCCAACGGCCAGCAGTTCCCCCACGACGGCTCGGCCGGCGTGGAGGACGAAGCCTACTGCCGCTGCGGCATCGACGTAGACATCTACAGGCTCTAGGGAGCGCGGATGGTCATACACGTGATAACCGGCCCGCCATGCGCGGGCAAGTCGACCTACGTGCGCGAGCACGCGGCACCCGGAGACGTGAGGGTTGACCTCGACCTCATCGCCCAGGCGCTCGGCAGCGACAGCCCGCACGACGCCCCGGACGAGGTCAGGGCGGCCGCCTTCGCGGCGCGCTCCGCAGTCGTGGGCCGCGCCCTCGCCGGGGCGGCAAAGGCCGACCACTGGGTCATACACACGAACCCCACGGACGAGCAGCTCGCTGCCTACGAGGCCGCGGGGGCCGAGACGGTCGCGCTCGACCCGGGCATAGACGAGTGCCTGCGCCGCGCCGCCGAGGACGGGCGGCCGGAGCGCACATACGACGCAATCCGCGCCTGGTACGCGGGGCAGAAGGGAGCACCAGTGAGGCATACGAAGGACTTCCGCGTGGAGGTCAAGGACGCGGGAGAGGGTGACGGCGGCGAGCACACCTTCGAGGGCTACGCCGCCACCTTCGACCGCGTGCCCGACAGCTACGGGGACGTGATCGCCAGGGGCGCCTTCGCGGACACCCTCAAGGCGTACGAGGACGAGGGACGGCGCATCCCGCTGCTCTTCGGCCACAACATGGGAGACCCTGACTACTCGCTCGGATACGTGGACGCGGCCGAGGACGAGCGCGGCCTCAGGGTCACGGGCCACATCTTCTCGGACTCCCCCAAGGGCGAGACCGTATACCGCATGCTCAAGCGCGGCCTCGTCGACCGCATGAGCTTCGCCTACGACGTCCTCGAGGACGGCCAGGTGACGCTCGACAACGGCACCAAGGCGCACGAGCTGCGCAGGCTCGACCTCTTCGAATGCTCCATCGTGACCGTCCCCGCCAACCAGGCGGCGCAGGTAACCGAGGTCAAGGGGGGCGCGGCGCTCTCGAAGGAGTGCCGGCGCAACTCCAAGGCCGACAAGGAGTCGCTCGCGGCGCTGCGCGACCTGCTCACGCAGGCGCTCGACGAGGCGGGCGGCCTCATCGGCGACGCCGGTGACGAGGGGGACGGCGACGGAGAGGGCGACGAGGGCGGCGACGGCGCCAACGGCGGGGAGCCGGAGGAGCGCCAGGGTGACGCCAAGGCGCTCGCGGACGTCGCGACAAGGTACGCGCGATTCATCCAGTAGACCAGAAAGAAGGAGCACAGATGCCCACAATCAGGGAGCAGTTCGAGCAGGCGAAGGCGGACTTCGCCGCCGCCTTCAAGGCAGGCGACGCCGAGAGGGCCAGGGAGGCCGGAGAGCTCGCGGAGAAATACGAGGCCATCGTGAGGATGGCAGACGAGAAGGGCGCCAAGCTCAACGCCGGCGCGCCCGTGCGCCACTCCGGCGCGCGCGACACGCTGGGCGAGTGGGCCGCGAAGTCCCTCGACCTCTCGGCCTTCTCCGGATGCAGCCAGGCAAGCATCGTGACCGCCGAGGGCTACAAGTCCGCCGCAGACACCAACACCGCCCCGGCATCCGCTGCAGACTACAGCACCTACCTCGACAAGAACATCGTCCCCGCCAACCGCCGCCGCCTCCAGGTGCGCGACCTCCTCGGCTCCGAGTCCCGCGACTCGGCCGCAGTCGAGTGGCTCGTCGAGGGCGCCATCGAGGGCAAGCCCGCCGTCGCCAAGGAGGGCGGCACCCTCTCCCAGTACCACTTCGCCGACCCGGAGAAGAAGACCGCCGCGCTCGAGAAGATCGGCGGCTTCTACCGCGAGAGCTACGAGATCGTGACAGACCAGGCTTGGCTCGCCAGCTCCATCAACGACCGCGGCCTCTACCTCCACGACCTCACCGTCGAGGACAAGCTCATCTCCGACCTCTCCGCGACCGATGGGCTGCAGACCGCGACCACCAAGAGCGCCGGCCTCGCGGACGCCATCTTCCAGGCAATCACCAACATCGGCAACGCCACGCCCTTCATGGCCGACGCGGTCGTGCTCAACCCCGCCGACTACCAGACCCTGCGCCTCACCAAGGACACCAACGGGCAGTATTTGGGAGGCGGCTACTTCTCCGGCCAGTACGGCTCGCAGGGCGGCATCGTCCTCTACCCCGACGTCTGGGGCCTCACTACCGTGGTCACCTCCGCCGTCGCCGCCGGCTCCCCGTGGGTCGGCGCCTTCAAGGCTTCCGGCTCCGTCTTCACCCGCGCCGGAGATGGCCTGCGCGTCGAGATGACCAACTCCGACAAGGACGACTTCGAGCACGACCTCGTGGCCATCCGCGTCATCGAGCGCCTGAAGCTCGTCGTGCGCTACCCGGCCGGCCTCGAGAAGCTCACCATCTCCGGGGCTTAGGGCAACCAGGGGCCGCCCACGTGGGCGGCCCCACGACGAACGGGGGCTCCGAAATGATGAAGCAGTACGACATCGGCGGCCTCACATTCCAGTACGTGGAGGGCCACCAGCCCGAGGGCGCCGTCGAGCACGCCGAGCCGTCGCCAAAGCCGCGCCCGTGCGCGAAGCGGGCGAAGGCCCCGGCCAACAAGTCGAGGGAGGTGTCGGACAAGTGACCACACGCACCCCCTGGGGATACGAGGTCGAGGGAGCGCTCCCGCCGCTCATGACGGCGGCCGAGTTCTCGACCGCCACCGGGGGGCAGCTCTCCGCCACCACGGAGACCGTCGAGTGGGCGCTCGCCGCCTACTCCGCGGCCATCCGCGCGCACTGCGGCTGGCACGTCGCGCCGTCG